CGGTGGACTCGACAAGAATGTCGTTCAACTCGGGTCTTCCGCCGATCATGGCACGATAGCCATAGGAAGTTTGTCGAGGGTAATCACCGAGATTGACCCCGCTATCCAGGCTCTTGCAAATACGATAGTCAGCAACTTCAAGGCAATCACCCAGGAAGCGATAGATGGAGCACGAGCACAGGCAGATGAATATGGGCAACTTACACTTGGAACAGATGCCGTTATTAACAGTTTGGTAAAGCTTACGGCTGAAAATGGCAAGTTCTGTGAAGCCATATCGGACTTTGGATTAGCACAGGAGAATACCCTCGGCATCTTCCAGCAGTCTTACATTGGCCCGACCTCTGGCTACGATCAATTCAAGCAACTAGACGCTGGCATAGCAAAGGCGGCGGGCCAGACTATCAAGGCCGGGCAAGTGGGTGGTGATTACATCACCCAAGGCGCCAAAGAAGCCAAAGGCATTGATATTCAGGGCGCAAATCAAAGCACTTTAATCGATGTCACCGGGTCCATTAAAGCAGCAACCACGCTTAATACAAGCGTGGCTATTGGAGCATCCGCCTTAAACCGGGCTGCCTCTAATATCGATGCGTCTTCTGCCCGGTCCGCTGGAGTAACCAGCACAAGCCTGGCGTCATTCCTGGGCACGTTCAACCAAGTTAATCAACAGACTTTGAACACCTCAGCACAATCCAGTTCTATAGGTGTTTCAGGAGCTGCGCAGCAGAGTAATATTGGGACGCAGGGTGCCACGAATGTAAATAGCATGAACCAGGGATCGGCCAGCACCATAAACGCCACCAACACATCCACCTGGGCAGGAATAGGCGGCAGTCAAGTAGAAACCTGGAACAACGTGGGCACCCAGTGGACCAGCACAGGCACCGCCAAATCCACGGAGTGGACCGGGGCAGGTGTGCAAACTAAGGATACGTGGGTGGGGGGCGTCAATGAAGGTGTAAAGGTATTCATCCAGGGCGCATGGGTGTCGGCGAACTCTATGGCAAGTGCAGTAGGAAAATCATACAACTCTGCCACTGGGACATACCAAACAAACCCCAACCAGGCGTGGGGCTCCGGACCATCGCCCGGGACATTTTACAATTGGGGGCCAGGAACCGGACCGGGTGCGGTCGGAGTCGCCACCCCCGGCGAAGCGCAACCTTCTTGGATGCCAGGCTGGACGAACCAAGCGAAAGGCGGCATAGTGGATAGCCCGACCTGGACGCTATACGGCGAAGCTGGTCGAGAGGCTTTCATTCCACTCGACGACAAAGCCGCTGGCTGGGACATCCTTCGCCAGATTTTGCCAGAGTTCGGCATTCAGCCTTTCGCTGCGGGCGGAATCGTTGGCAGGGGAAGCAGCAATATCACCATCAACACCACCACTCAACCAAGTTCAAGCGAACGCGAGACTCTGGTGATCGTTGTGGACGTGTCCGGCAAAGAACTTACACGGCAGATCATGACAGGCGCTACCAAGCGACTCAGGCTCAAGATAGGAACGACGAAGTAGAGGGAGGTAAGAGATGACAACTGCAAATTTCGGCGGGGTACTTCCCGCCCTCACCGATCGGAAGGGCGATACGATTATGAATCTGGCCGCCTTCCTCGCGCGTATAGATGCTCACGCAGCCCACTGTGATCATGCGTTTATAATGAAAGAAATTGATACGCCCTCGTCACCACCTTTCGCAGGGTACAACGCATTGTATTTCAAAGGAGATGGCATACTTTATAAACAAACTTCAATGGGCGTAGAGACCGCAATCGGAGAAGATCTTGTTAGCATCTGGGATGTCATTGTATATCAGTACTATGACAGTATTGTCGCCGTCAACGGAAAAACCAAGTCTATAATTGATTCTGGTACGTTAGGTGGCGAGGTCAACACCCGGGTATTGCGAGAGGCTATTGCAGCAACTCCCTTCAATGGCATGTTGTTTATAGGTCCGGGACTTTATGATGGGCTCATCGCCGATCAGCATTGTTCAACAGCAGACGATCCAACGTACTTGAATTATTACGTTGCGCTCCCAATAACCCAAAATATCCATATTAAGGGCGCCGGAATGCAATCTACGATCCTAAAACTGGCTGATGCGCAGCACGTAGATGACCATCCAGCGTTAATCATGTATGCGTATGCGCCAACATCTGGCGGTTACATGCAAAACGGATATACTTCATTTTCCCTGGAAGATATGACTTTTGATGGAAACAAAGCTAATCAAGAGGTATCATTTTATGATGGTGCTGGATTGTTCTTAGATGGATCAATGCGCTACAACGGTGTCTTCCGAAACCTGGAATTCCAAAATAGTGCAAATGACGGTTGCTATTTTGGATATCATGGCAATGGATATGCCAACAACTGTTTTTACGAAAACATCCATAGCCACGATAATGCTGGCACGGGTATAAATTTCGACACCGTGCATGATTCGTTTGCACATGGATTATTTTCGGACGGTGACGATGCAAGCGTTATCACATCTGGCGTTGGCGTTTATTTCATGTCTGCTGATAGTCTGAACCCTACATGGTCAGATGGATTCATCGTGGATGGAATCATCATCCATAATTCCATGTTATACGTCGAGGGTGTAACTGGATGTAAATATTCTAATATCAAAATAAATAATATAAGTGCGCCATCTGGTCTCGCTATGAGATTGTATCATTGCAATGATATAGATATAATCAATCCAAATATTAGTGCTGGCAGAGAATCAAATCACACCGCAATAAATGTACATGATGCCACTACGAATATTCGCATTGCTGGGGGGTCATTAAATGCAAGTATACCAATCTATTGCGACCTTGGTTCTAGTTGCATTTTAAATGGCGTAGCGTTGAATGGAGCGTTAGAAATTTTTTATGCATCGGAAGAATCTCGTATTGATTTATTTGCTTGCCAATTTGTACCCACGGTTGGTCAATATATAGGATCTGTAGTAGATACTTCGATTGTTCGTGCACTCTGTTGTACATCGACATCAGTAGAATCATACAACATCGCAGGCACATTCCATCAAGTTGGATGCATTGGACTAGGTACAACAGGCGTCTGACCTGGATAGATCAGCACAACTTCTGGTTGGTTGGAAACTTGGAAAGAGCGATGGCAAACATAGGAGCATAGATGTTCTTTATCGATATTGGCGGCCAGAAATTATATGATCAAGATACCTGGGAAGTCGACCCCCTTGCCCGCTGGTCCGATGATCCAACGGGAACCTGGATCGAAGAATGTAATTTCCAGAACGCTGATTATTTAGCGGGAGAGGCCATTTATATCGAAGGTTCTCCTGACATCGGAATAGTCGTTTATGGCCGGAGCACAGCAGAGTTTGACATTTTCGACAAAAATTCCAATTTCCATTACTACCAGGGGCAGGTCGTAGAAATTCGAGATGCAGATTATAATCTCATCTTCGGAGGAGTCATAGCAACCGTTGACGAGGAACGGATTAAGGGCCCGGAGAATCGTAGAGCGCACCATTTGGCTTGCGTGGATTGGAATTGGATTGCAGACAAGCGACTCCTCTCTATGGCGGTGGAGAATCAATATGCAGGAGCCATAGTAACTACAATCTTCAATACCGTCCTAATAGACGAAGGCGTCACAATCGGGGAGATTCAGCAAGGAACTCTAATACCTGAATTCCGGGCCGGGTACTCCACACTGACAGAAGCGCTTGACGCCCTGGCCGAATATTCAGAGTTCATCTGGTTCATCACCGAGGCACGAGAACTATATTTCATCGCTCCGGCCACATACAACGCTCCCCGCGCACTCACAGACGGAGACATTCTCGAAGATACATACAACTATTCGATAGGCAACGACCAATACCGAAACCGCCAATATTCGATAGGCGGCCAGGGGAGAACCGTCCAACTCACTGAAGATCGGGCTGGAGATGGGAAAACCAGGGCATTCAAGTTGTCTCGGGCGGTGGCAATTAAGCCCATCGTCCTCGTCAATGGTTATGAGAAAACGGTAGGTATCGGCCAGTTGGATCCTGACGGTTCACACAATTTCTACTGGAACGAAGATTCTGATACAATCACGCAGGACCCGTCCGGAACGATTCTAACATCCTCTGATACGCTAAGGGTTGTTTATTATGGCCTGTACAAGGTCATCAACTCAGCCTCAGATTATGAACAGATCCAGGCTAGGGCGGCTCTTGATGGAACGTCTGGTATAATCGAGGGGGTGATGTCTGGGTCTCTGATGACCACGGCGGCTGCTGCGATAGCCGCAGCACAAGCCAAATTGTCCAAGTATGCCAAAGACGCCAAGAAATTCGATTTCCAGGTCGTATCGAATGAGTTTGCGGTCGGCACAATGCTGCCAATAGAGTTTACTGCATTCGATTTCCCTGTAGATTATCTAATTACCAATATCCACATCACCGAAGATGAGGACGGTGGTGGGCCTTTATATGCCGTAACCTGTTGCGATGGTCCGGCCTCAACCGAGTGGGAAGAATTCCACAAGGACATTCTCATAGAGGCCAGAAGTGGAAAGATCGAAATAGGAGCGCTTAATGACGCAGACCTACTAGTCTACAAGGGATTCTCAAAGACCTGGCGGCCAACCAATTATCCCAACCCATTCATCTGTGCCGTCGTGGGTGACGCAGAATACGCTTCGGACTGTTGGATGCCTGGGTTCGATCCTGATGATAGATGGATGTGCGTCGTAGTTTATAGAGCGGGCTTCGAGGTCTTCCGAAAAGCTGTTTTGGCTGTAGAACACCTGTCGGATCGGGATTATGCAAGCTGCTACATTGCGGCTTCAGAAGCAGTCGGTGCCATTTCACACATTGGACTATGGGGCGGCCAGGCGTGCTCGGCCACTCCTTATAGCGGAATATTGTTAGACAAGCAGACATACAGCCGGGTTAAAACCAACAAAGAATCTTTGCAAATTGTGTTTACCGAAATAAGCAGCACATTCTTAGAAGCGCCAGACAGTACTGCATTTGGTGACGAATGGGAGGAAGAAATGTCATATCTAGGATCACAAAGAATCGCACTTGTAACTGATACGCCCGTGGCGGCTACTATCCCGTTGAACGCAAACCGACTAGTGATATTCCCTGAGCCGGATGAAAATGAGATCAGGTTTGCAATCAATGCGGCAGCCAGTGCGGTAAGCCCTGGAAAGGTGCCGTTGCTCGACCCCATCCTCCTAACCATCAGCAATCTCAATTCCCTATCTTTTTGGGGTATAAGTGGAGACTATGTGGGCATACAGTACTACAATCAGGCTTAGGAGGTCATGATGGGCTACTCACCAACGGTTTGGGTTGAACATTCGATGACAGAGGCGCAAAAGCTCACTGCATTGAATAATTTGGAGGGCCAATACGACGCCGTTATTGCATCAGTCCTAGCTCATCGGCATGACTTGATCTATCATACGAAGGCCCAAGCAGATGTAAAGTTTTTTGGCGCAGCTCATCAAGGGGGTGGTTCCGGGGCCAACGCGGGTAAGCTCGATGGCTTCACAGTAGATGACATCACATCTTCCTCCGTGCCATCCGGCTTCATAGTCATGTACGTGGGCACCGGATACTCTCTTCCTGCCGGATGGGAGGAGTACACTGATGTCAACGGTAAATTTCCTGTGGGCGCGGGCTCAACCTATGCAGTGAAAGAAACTGGTGGAAGCCAAATGACCGGCGCTCCTGAGAATCCGCACGGCTTCCTTGATGGTCACGGCATGACCCTGGCAGAAATGCCAGTACACACGCACACTTTCACACAATACTATAATCCAGATACATCTACTAGAAAGATAGATTCTCCAACCATGCCTTGCTACCGAAATGGTGGAGCAGCCACCCATACAGGTTATGCGTATGATGACAAAGGCGGCACGGCGTCAGGATATTCGCATTACCATGCCTGCACCATCAGCGTAAACAGCGTTGACCATACACCGCCCTACATGGTCGTAAAGTTTATGAAAAAAACTTGAGGTGTTCCATGCTCTACACGAAACTTAATTTGGCGGATGGCGACGAGATCACCGCCCGGGCCATGAACAGCATGGAAAAGATAGCGGAGGATTGCCTACTAGACATAGTATCTCATGTTCATGATACTGTTTATCTTACGAAAGCTCTAGCTAATGCTACTTATTGGTGCTCCGATAACGGAAATCTGGCCAATGCGGATAAACTTCAAGGATCCCATGCCTCTGAGTTGATGGGACACGGAGCCAGCCTGCCAATTGGCACACAAGTGTTTTGGGATGGATCACTTGGAAGTATCCCCGCTGGATGGCAGCTTGCGGATGGATCAAACGGCACTCTGGACATGAGAGATATCTTCCCCATGTGCTCATCCGCCAATTACGCCATTGGAGCTACCAGAGGAGCGGCGACAGTGACGCCGGAAGGATGGATAGTAGACGAAGGGCATATCCTCACGGCCGCGGAGATACCTGCGCACCTTCATGATGTGGTCGAATATTACTATCTGCCTGGTTCGGCGGTGGCGGCGGTTTTCACAGGCGGAACGTATGCGGGCTATGCATACAATTATAGCACCAAGACCACGACCACTGATCCGGCTGGTGGCGGGACAAAACATTACCACGACAACTCGGTCTGGGCAGCCGACGACCTGCCCAATCTTCCGTTCTATATAGGATTGTATATTATAGAGAGGGTGAGTTGATGGGATACACGAAAACTACTTGGACCACTAATACACCGCTGTCCACCGCGAATCTAGCTCATCTCGAAACGCAGGCCAGCGTCTTGGACACCGAGACTCTGGCTGTAGACCATTCTGATGATTATTATACGATTTCGGAATACGCCAGCAAATATTTTAATATCGCTGCAATGGGTCCTGGTAGTGGGTCAGACGCCGATCTTCTTGGGGGAATGACTAAGGCCGAGGTACTGGCAGCATCGGTCCCGGTAAACACTATTATTATGTGGCATGGGAATATCGCAGCTCCGCCCGCTGGCTTCCTGTATTGCAATGGTGCCAATGGTGCCCCGGACATAAGGGATTTGCTGCCTTTTGGGGGGAACTATAACCTGAAGTCTACCGGCGGAGCTGCGACAACCCCCTGGACCGGCAACGTCTCAGTGGCGCTATGCACGTTGACAATAGAGCAGTTGGCATCACATACACACAACTGGTATGATGAATATCCAACCCTGTTGGCTGATCTCTGCTCATATTATGCCACTCCGCTTCAAACCGGGAATGAGCACGACTGCCTGACGAGTTTTGTCGGTGGTGGCGGAGGACATAGCAGCCAGGCATCATTATGGGGAAACACTGACAATTACCCGCCCAGCAAGGCGGTCCACTTCTTGATAAAAACATAATTGAGGGAGAATTAAAATGGAACAAACCGATATCGAAAACATGAGTCCTCGCGAGTTATTCCGCGAGTTAGGATCGACTGAGCGAAAACTGATGGCCGCAAAGAAGTCCATGCAGGCCGCCCAGGAAACTTACGGCAAAGCCCGCCAGGAGATAGCTGAGATCGCCCGGCCTGAGAGAGTTGAGCCGGCTTGTGAGAAGTGGCTCAAGGCCGAGAAGGATGCGATCACGGCCTGCATAGGCGTCCTGGAAGAGTTGCAGGGCACGTACAACCAGATAGGCAGGGAGATTGATCTTCGCAGGATGGAACTGGACCAGGAGAAGGTTGAGATGGGGCTATCTTAGACTCCATTTAGTAGTACCAGATCAATGCACTTTTCTTACATCAATTCTAAGATAGGGCGGTGAGTTACACTCAGAAGGGATTCCAACTTTACTCCGTACAGATCCCTTCCGATTATGCTTTCTGCCCATTTTTTTTACTTCCACCAAAGACTTTTTCGAAACCGCCTCGATACCAAACTTACCACTGCTAAATACATCACTATGAACCTCAAATTCGATGTCATAGTGTACCATTCCGGTTTCCTTAATTTCCATCTAGATCTTCCTCCAACTCTTTTATCCTCAGATCCTCACTTTTATTAGGCCACATATTCAACCTCCTTAGATCCCATCTTTCTTCTCCTCGTCAGGGAACTCCTTAATTCTGCTCAATATTGTGACGCATCGCTCCACTATCTCAGCTTCGGCGGAGTCTATTTTTCCCGATGATATGCTGACATCAATGTACCCATCAATCTTCAGGGGCCTGTCTCTGGCGTCGAGTTCGAGCGAGATGTCGCTGCCGTTTCCTAAGTGTTTGATCCCGATAGAAGCTTGTACAGCCTCTTCGCCTGGCGCCCCCTCTAACATCTTTTTCCATATCAGTAGATTCCATCGCTTCTCTCGGAGTTCTGCCATGAATCTGGGAATAATATCTTCGAGCCACGTTATACGTTCGCCAATCTCCTCGATGGCACGTTCCTTTTGATAATCACTATATTCTGGTATCATTTGATCGGATCCTCCTTAAATTCCCAATTGCGGCCTTCAGAACCATCGAGTGTGAGGTCCAATCCCCGGGCATTCGCCCCGCCAGATCCTTCTTGAGGGCAGATATCTCCTCCTTCAGGTCGGCGGTCTCATTCAATCGAGGTATGTCCGGGGTGGTGTCAATCCTGCGGGCCTTCTCCACCATCTCATAGATGTAGAGGTTGAGGGGCATAGTGGCTTTGAGGGCTTCAAGATGCCACTGCATGAGGTCTTCCTTGGCAGGAAGAAGCAGGCAGGACTGACGCTCTTTGTATCGAGAAGAGGGCATGAAAAGTACTTGGTTCTCCTGATATAAATAACTTCTATAGCATAATTCCGTGTCCGCATTGGCAACGGAGAAGTATATAGAACGCACAAGGGCGATGCATAGCGATTCGAGAAATGTTCTGTGGCATTTTGCAGGGATTTGGGGGAAATGCCACAGAACTTTTCAGGGCCAATATCTGAAAATTTCATCTTGTTTCGCGAGTTCCTCCAAGATGTCCTGGGCTCGATCAGAATCCTTCGAGAGCAATTCCTGTAACTTCTTTGTCTCAGTGTCTTTCAAGCAATCTAGCATTAAGACGTTGGAAAGTATTCTGCGTAATCCTTCAGCGTCCGATTCAGTCATTTCTACTCTAATCATAACTTATCCTCCTGTCTTCTCCTAGAAAAAGTCTATGGCATTTTGCAGGGATTTGGGGGAAATGCCACAGAACGGTTTTCGTCTCTTAGATCATCTTTGCCAGCTTCACGATCACTAGTATAATCGCCAGGAGCCAGAACCCCGGAAATATGACCCCTGCCACAAGCAGCAGAATCATTGCCAACCAAAACATTATCATCTCTTTTCCTCCTTCACATCTTCTTTTCTTCCACTCGCGTCTTTACATCCATGGTTCGCGCGATCCTTACGGTGAGCGATTCAGATTTATCAGGCAGATTATCCATAATATCTTTAGGTATCTGAATCCTGCCTCTACTATCTCTTTTCGCGGGGAACTCGAACCAGGGGTCTTTCTTCATACCAACTGATACGTATTCATGGTATTTAGTTGTTTTCATGCACCGAAAACATGCTTTTATGGGGCAAAGTATAAATACCCAGGAGTGCTAGGGTATATTGGAGCAGGAATATGATGCAAGCAACCAGAAAAGTCCCGGAGTATGTCGCTAAGAACCTGGACTACTACCTAAGAAAAGAGGCAGAGGGCGACGAGGAAGCCAGCCAGATAATACTGGCGATTTCAGAAAGGTGGGGAATATGAAGATCAAGAGCAAGCAGGCACTACAGCAGAAAGCCAACTTCCTTTTTCAAGATTTGGAGAAGGAGTACAAGCCGTGTGAGGCTTTGTATGTCCTGTCAGAAGTAGCCAAGATATTGAGCCTCGTGATGCTCCAAAAAGAGCAGAAGGAGACTTAAAGATGGCCAAATGTGGAGACTGCAAGCAATTCCAATATCCTCCTGAAGAGTGGAAGGGCCGGGCGGATGTTGGATGGTGCCGGGCAAATAGGGGCTACTATAATGAAAACTATCCTGCTGGTGAATGTTTCGAGCCGCGAACCCAGGAGGACTAAATGACATCAATTTATCTCATGCCAGATGGCCGGAGAGCCACGTTATCGGAGGATCGTGCCATTGTGGTTATCGATCCTGAGCCAGAAGAAACCGACTCGAACCCATATATGGTGAAGTTGTTAGCCGATCAAGACAAGAAAGACTATCGGGAGCTGATCACCACCCCAAACATGCTCAGGCGTGCATTGAGGGGACTCGGCCCAGATGAGGTAATAAGATTTGGGATCAGTGCAAAATATGAGGTTGGTATGCAGTCCGCCAGCCTGTGCCGCATCACAAGTGAATCAGGAAAAACCATCATCTTGGCAGGGCGCGGGGAGCGTGTCTGAAGATGTCCGCAAACGTGGTTTTCATGCCAAAAGATGCTCCTGCCTGGGTTCAGAACTACCCGGAAAACAAGGAAGAAGTGCAGGACTTCTGGCGCGAGGAAATGGGTAGGATTGGAGTGCTTGTGATTGGAGTTCAATACGAGGTTATTCAGGTGGTATAAATGTGTGAATGCGAGCATTCCAAGAATATTGTGGTTGAACATCTCTATGGGCAGAGCCAGGAGACTTGCACCGTCAAAATTGAGAAGAATAGTAAAAGTGTAAATTGGGAACTAAAAATGAGTGGCCCGGATTTCGCTACTTGTATCAAGGCCATAGACGCAGCCAATGAAGTTATGAAAATCAAGTATGGCAGCACCTCGTAATCATCAATCGTGCCCCTGGGTGGTTCAAGGTACTCCCTTCCGCCTGGGGGCCATACCCCCAATGATATATGTTAGCAGGAGTTGATCGCAAGAACCAATGGGTCTGTCAGATGCTTACTTTACCGCCGCTCGCGCAAGTCTCGCTGTAGGCTGTGAGCGGTTTTGCGAAAGGCGAATACTTTCGCGAATGGTTATAATCAGATATGATCATTCGATTATAATCATTTAATCAATTCAAGAAGCTTAATTAACCAGCGATACTATTTACAAAGAAAAAGTAAAAGGGTGGTTGTATTGTTAGTCGAAGAACTAGATAAACATGTCGGGAAACCCCGAACCGATGAACAGCGCGCATACACCCGGGCATCAACTGCCAGATGGAGAAAGCGACATCCGGAGAAAGCCAATGAGTGGGGTAGACTTCATCCGGGAAATACTACGCGATATTTGCATAGAACGGGTAAAGTAAAACCGATGAGTGAAAATAAGGCATGTGGAGCTTATTTAGGTGTGTATGTCGCGGAACAGGTCTTATCAAAATATTTCGAGCACATCCAACGAATGCCAAATGGCAACCCTGGATATGATTTTCTCTGCGCGAGAGGTTACAAAATTGATGTAAAATCGTCTTGCCGACACCACCCCCCAAAGGGTAGTTTTACTTGGGCATTCTCTATCAAAAGAAATAAAATACCAGATTACTTCCTTTGTCTAGCTTTTGACAATAGAGAATCGTTGAATCCAGAACACATCTGGTTAGTGCCAGCGGAAGAAATTAATGGGTTGTCTAACTTCTGCGTTTTGGGAAACAATTTGCGGAAATGGGCACGCTTTGAAAAGCCTCTTGGCAAAGTTCTTGTGGCATGCGAAATGATGAAGGGGGTTGCATAAATGCCACGAGATAAAATTGACTTTATATTAACAAGGCTGTGCCGGGATAAACCTGGCCATCCTCCTGGCAATCTGTCTCCTTCTCTGGCTGATTCACTTTGGGCCAGCCCGGGCCGTTTCTCTCTCGATCACCGGACAGAGCATGGGCCAGGGTATCCACTGCCTGAACTTCTCCGGAAATGTCACTGCTTCGATTCTCCAAGGAATGAACAACAGTACCTGGCAGGTTTTGGCAAGCAGCGGGACGATCTGAATGGCATTTGAACTGCAAAAGGCCCGCGAGGAATTGGGAGATCTCGACGATGAAACGTTTTGTAAATGTGAGATCCGAGAACTCCTCAAAGCTGCCATTGATCGCATTGAGGAGCTGGAAAAGGCACTGATCGATGCAGGCCACAGATACGCAGATCTACAGGCTGTATGCGACGACCAAGATACGCGGATCCGAGAACTGAAATCTACGCTTCTGCGAGAAATTGATAGGTCGATCGGAAATTACGACGAGTCGTATGGCATCCTGAGAGAACTTGTGCCTTCGGTGGAGTGGCCATGAGCCACCGTCCAAAAAGCAATCTGATCTCCTCGGAAGAAAAGCCTGCCTGGAAAGAGCCCTCGTCAGGCCCCGGATCGGCTTGCTGCTTCTGCAGGATCATGAATCGCAGGGAGAAAGCCAGGGAAGCCCGCCAGCGCCTCGTGGTGGCCGTTTCTCATGAGGAGACTAGGAAGATATGCGTGCCGCCAATGAAGGCTAGGCTGGGGCGACCTGTGCTGCCTGCGATGTTCGGGAGACGGGTATGATTCACACATCTTATCCCGGCGAGCGCGAGCCAAAAGAACCTCATGAAAGGATCGTTCGGCCCTGGCAACCGATCATCGACTTGAGGGGCAGGCACCCCAGAGTGCATAGAGGCTACCGATACAAGGAGCGAACATGAGCGCGTGGCAAACGTGTGGCTGCTGCTATTGGTTCCACAATCCAAGAGCACCCTTGTGTCGCGATCAGAACAATCCTGAGCACGCCTGCGCGTTGGGGGCATTCAGGCCTGCCAAGAGACGCAGCGCTGCAAAGCGAAAGACGCGAGATACTTCAGGGCGTGGTGGAGCATGAGCCTGCCTATTGATACGATCATCTGCGGGGATTGCCTACCATACCTGCAGGAGATGGAATCCAAGTCAATTGATTTGGTCCTTACTGATCCGCCTTATGGAATAGGAGAAGCTGCAGGAAAGAACGATTCAAGATCAAAGGCGTTTGGTTCAAAGTCATTTGGCCCTAAAAATTCAAGAAAGCGAATAGTCCCGGCTAATAATTATGGCAATGCCACCTGGGACAACAAAACGCCATCTAAAGAAGTATTCGACGAGCTTTTCAGAGTATCCAAGAACCAGATCATCTTCGGAGGCAATTTTTTTGGTCTCCCAGCTTCGCCCTGTTGGATTGTTTGGGATAAGGACAATTCCGGCGACTTTGCGGACTGTGAACTGGCATGGACATCATTTCCAACAGCTGTTCGGAAGTTCAAGTATCGCTGGAATGGGATGCTGCAGGAGGACATGAAGCATAAAGAGAAACGCTATCATCCAACGCAAAAGCCCGTTAAGCTCTTTATGCAGATTCTTGAAAAGTATTCCAAGCCCGGTGATCTTGTCTTAGATCCTTTCTTAGGATCTGGTACAACCGCGATTGCCTGTAAGAAATTAGGCCGCCACTTCATAGGAATTGAGCAAGAGGGTCAGTATGTCGATATTGCCAATATGCGCATAGCCGCGATACCGCGCCGCCTGGAGGAATGGGCATGACCTCTGACGCCTGGCTGTACGGAAAATCGGATGACGCCGAGCGCATCCTTCGCATGGCCCAGGAAAGGGACTTCCTGCTCCTGCAGCTCGAACGATTAGAAGAAAATATCCAGAAAGAACGGAGGCGGCTGGCGTGAGCGGAGATTGTGCCAGAACGTGGTGTCTCACCGCGCCGATCTTGTGCCAAAAGAATAAGTGCCCGGACTATAGAAAGGTATATATATCATCAAAACCTAGTAGCTTGCATGGCAAGGGAAACAGGATGGGTCACGATGACCCTACATTTCAGCACGGAGGAGCACCGAAAGCTGAAGAAAAAGAAGGATGCCGAAGGTTTAACCTGGGAAGAGTACTTTCTCAGGACGGCGGGGATAGAGAACGAGTAAAGAATAGTTGCCTGTCAATCGTTCGTACCGATCAACAGGCAGGTTGTGATGCATGAATCAATCAGACTCAAATCTATTTAGCTTTTGCTACGAAGGCAACCGGAAGATCATAAGGGATCCAGACGACGAAGACGCATCTCTCTTTTCATCTACTGAAATGTGTGATGGCCGTTGCGAGCTTTGCAGTAAGTCGTGGGGGGATGAAAACTGAGCTTCGAAGATATCCCATCGACTCTGCGAATAAAGCGCAATTGGTGCATCCATCGAAAAGACGGTGAGCGCCCCAAGGTACCACACGCTCCCGCCGGTTATAAGATGGCATGGTCGATTCCAGCAAATTGGCTGACATTCGAAGCCGCGAAGAATGCTTTACTAATGGGGATCGATCTACCGGAAGGCCATAAGCAACACTTTGATGGCATCGGATTTTTTATCTCCAGGGAAAAGGATGTCGTGCTGGACATCTATGCCGTGGATCTGGATCATTGCAGAAATCCAGAAAATGGTGAGATGGAAACGTGGGCCAAAGATGTTCTTTCCAGACTGAATAGCTATTCTGAGGTTTCCCCGTCTGGGACCGGAGTTCATACATTCGTTCGTGGTATGCTTCCAGAGGGCTCTAAGAATACCAATGATCAAATGAAAGATAAGAATAGAATCGAAGTATTCACCGATAAGCATCATATAACGATAACAGGAGATCGTCTCCTAGAATACCCGGAGACCATCGAAGATAGATCGGAAATTATAACGGAAATCTATAATGAAGTTATAGATGTCAAAGCGTCTAAAAAGGCTGAAAAGAAGCAAAATAAAATTAGAACTAAAAGAATAATATATGATTGCAAAGCGGAGGCCCAAAAGAAATATGTGGCTGCCGCCATTGAAGATGAGCTAAAGATTCTCGAAGGAACATCGGAAAGCGACCGAAATAATCAGCTCAATCGATCAGCATTTGCAATAGGGCAGTTTGTTGGTGCGCACCTTGTCAGTCGAAGAGAAGCGGAGAGAGAGCTTCAGAAGGCCGCACGCAAGTGTGGAATGGATGAAAGAAAAGATGGTGTCAATCCGACCATTCGAAGCGGCTTGGATGATGGTGAGTTAAACCCCAGGGAGATACCCGACCAGGAAGAAACGATACAAGCGCCTCTTCCTACAATCATAATAACAACAGAAGAGCCAAAAGAGAAATCTAATCTCACCATCACCAAGACCATTCAGAAAGAAGAAAAAGAATCGACGGCAACCGTCTTAGTGAATCTCGCCATTAAAAACAGTTTCGAATGTTGGCATACCCCAGACGGTGCCGCCTATATCACAATCCCCATAAATTCGCATCGGGAACATTACCCAATCTCCACAAAAGCCACTAAGATAAGAGCCTGGTTGGGCCGTCTCGGACGGGATATGATAGGATCGACTCCTAGCGTTTCTTCCATCAGAGACGCGATAAACAATCTGATTGGAATCGCTGTCTACGACGGTAAAGAATATCAGATGTACGTCCGGAAGGCAGAGATCGACGGCAAGATCTACGTAGACCTTGGAGATACATCCTGGAGAGCGGTTGAGGTCTCGGAGGATGGTTGGAAGATCATTGAGAACTGTGATATCAGGTTCAAGCGATCCAAGAACATGCTTCCTTTGCCCCTACCGGAGAGAGGTGGAGAGATAGACAACCTCAAGAGTCTCATTAATGCTGGAACAGATGAAAACTGGATTCTAACCCTGGCCTGGTTGTCCCAGGCTTTCTGGTGCAGAGGCCCGTATGCGCATCTCTATTTAAGAGGAACCCAAGGCACCGCCAAGTCCTACATGATGCAGACCTTGAAGTCGATCTCGGACCCAAGCGCTGCCATTAAGCGCAGGCTTCCGAAGTCCGAAAGGGACGCGGCTATAGCAATCGGTTCTGAGTCGGTGCCATGCTTCGATAATATGAGCGGCATTGATGATGATATCGCAGATCTACTATGCGTCGCATCAACCGGTGGAGTGTCTAGCAAGCGGGCAAACTACACAGACGATGAAGAGTCGATTATCAATATCAAGTGCCCGATAATCGCCAATGGTATAGAGGATCTAGGGCAGCGCGGGGATCTCCTGGACCGTACAATTGTACTGGACCTTGAGCCGATCCCCGAAGAGGAAAGGCGAACAGAGAAGGAGATGCAAGCGGCCATTGATGAGAATCGGTCAAAACTCTTCGCCTGCCTCTTGGATCTGACGGTAAACGGCCTGAATAATATCGATACTATTGAACTCGAAAAGCCTCCGAGAATGGCCGATTTCGCGGAGTGGGCGTGCGCGTGCCTGGGAGATGCTGCAAACAAATTCATTGAGATTTATGCAGGATCGAGGGAGGATATAAAGCAGGATTTGGTAGATGCAAACGTTTTCCCGCGAGCCGTCCGAAAATTTGCGACAAATTATAAGCTTGTCTGGATGGGCACTGCATCACAGCTTCTCGAAGCTCTCAATTCACAAGAACATATAGTGAAAGGATATGAACCGCGAGATTGGCCACAGACCGCCAATCAACTCGGGTCAGAACTGAGACGACATATTCCCGATTTAGAATCAAGCAGCATAATGATAAAGTTTTCAAAGTCACACAAAAAGGCCCGCGAGATAACCATTTGGTATAAGGACGACGCCAACAAAAAGGACGATGATCGTCCCCTAAAAATCGATATCTCCGACGAGGGGGACAAGGGGGACAATACTTTTTCAAAAGAAGAAAAAGAAGAGAAAAGAGAGAGTAGTACCATAGAAACATCTAATTTAAAAGTTTCAAATAACCCTTGTCCCCTTGTCCCCCATGACCCCGATAGCGATTCTGGGAGGACAACAAAGGGGGACAACATTGTCCCCACGAGTAATGAAATCATCATCAAAATAGCTGCTATGCAAGAATACGGTATCAATGGACAGGTAGACGCCAGAAAGATAGCAGCAAACCTGAAGATCGTTCTCTATGAAGTCACTGATTGGTTGGATGAGAACTACGATAAAACCGATACTGGTAGATATGTTCAAAGAAAATCTAAAATCTGATCTTCTTTTCGGTCGAAACTTCCTGGGCCGCTTGACCCTGGAAGCGACACGAAACAGAACCAGAATAGAAAAGATTGGAGATGAAAGAAAATGGCAAACGTAAACGGACAAGCGAGCATGAAGAACTGGATGGAAGTAGACGATGAACACAGCAGCGGCGACTATATCAGCTTTCAGAATGGCGTCCCAAAGATCCTTAAGATAGTGACCAATCCGATAGCAGGCGACATCACATTCAAGAAGAGAGATGGAAGCCAGGAAACAAACTTTGGCCTGACTATGAACGTTCTAGACGGCGACAATCCGGAAATCAAGGAATGGTCAGTCACAAGCAAGCAGATCCGGGACCAACTGAAGGCCATCGCCAGGAGATACGGATTTCCAAACGGCGACATAGTCGGAGCAGTATTCAAGGTAGCCGCAAACGGTGAAGGTCTCCAGAGAAAGTATTGGGTCGAACTAGTCCAGAAGCCCGGTCAGCCCGTAGCACAAGCCCGTCCTGCCCCTATCCCGGTCTCCGATGCAGATAGAGAGCGAGACTTCCAGGCGAGGCAGGCTAAGGCCCAGGGGGGCCCACAAAGCCAAGATTCCGGACAGGCTTGGATCGCAGATCAAAAGAAAGGGCTGGAGCAGGTGCCGACTTCCGTGCAGGCACAAGGAGCCCACTAAACCTTTTTGGAGGATGATGAAGATGGACAGATACGCTATCGATCTACTGAAAAAGGCTCTGCAAGAAATTGGCGCAGACGGGTTGGTGAATGTCTGCACTGAATGTGGATGCGGCCTAGACGATTTCGCTCCATGCGGTGAATGCAATATCGATGAATGTGAAGCTGCCACAAAGAAGGGGAAGAAGACCGGAGCATTGTACTATCCGATGAAGGCGGTGCTCTAGGATGCTAACCAAATCCTGCAAAGCCAAGGGCCGAGCTTTGCAGAACAAAATCGCTGAAGATCTCCGGGAGGCTTTTCGCCTCTCTTCTTCAGATGTCAAACCCGCCATGATGTCTGAGCAGGGAATGGATATCAAGCTATCAGAAGCAGCCCGGAAGCTCTTTCCCTGGGCCGTGGAGGCCAAGGCCTGCGAATCTCTGCCGTTGTGGGCATCTATCGAGCAATGTTCTGATAATGCAGCCATCGAGGGATTAAGGCCATTGTTGGTCTTCAAGAGGAATCGCAGTCCTATGTACGCATGTATCCAATGGGCGGATTTTTTGGAATTTACAAAAGAGAAGCTGGAGGGAAAGAAGGCATGACACAATTTAAGGGGTTGAGGAAGGAATTCGAGGGAGAAGACTTTCGCTTTATGGGCGTTGATGAAGGTGGCCGACAAGAAGCAAAGGACCAGGAGTGTGACCCCGAAGAGTTCTACGATGAGATCGTATTGACACCAGACGAAAAGGTTGAGTGGTTCATAAAGGGGTGTTGCTGATGAGCCAGCACAGAGGAAGTAAGGGCCCATCAGAGCGAGCCCCGATAGGAAAGCAGCGAGACGCGATCAGGAAAGAGCAGCAGAAGAGAGCCGCCCTGATGAAGCATATCTGGAGGCCGGTATGAGCATGAAAGGCCGCCTAAGCTCCAAGATGTCATCCTTTTTGGCGGTTATCCCCGAAGACGTGGATTGGATGACCAGGGATCTGCCAGACGTCATCCTGGATGGCCGTAAATTGGGGACATCTGTTCTCAAGTCTCTCCGGACATCCGGCTTGATCGAGATCGTGGGTAATAGCAGCAAAAGCCAAATGCGCGCTTTGAGGATCTGGAGGCTCACGGAATATGGGAAGACGAGGAAGGGAGAGGGAGGACAATAATGAAAACAGCACGTAGCACCACACACCGCCTCATGATTCGCATTCTGGAGAAGATGAGCGTTGAACCCATTCCTCTTCCCAGGCTTGCAGAGAAGCTGGAGATGCCAGAATCTAATCTTAGGCGAGCACTCAACGACATGCGAGAGTTGCAATTGGTCATACAGATCCCATTGGAGAAGGAACAAAAAAACAGAAATGCGCTAACGCATATCAAAATCTGTCATTTTGGATGGAAAAAGACGACCATTTTAGGATCTGAAATGCTAAATACTTCAGGAGGGATAAAATGTTAGTGTCAGAGCAAGCATCCGAACATGCTTTGAGGATATCCATTGACCAAGCTTTCCAAGTTCCGTGGCCGACCTGGAAGACCGGGAAGGATAGATCGAGAAGGCCAAGCCTGGAGTCAGGATAAGGCCGTTTTTGAAGAAAAGGATATCTTTGATCAACCAATGCGAGTGCGTTTGCCAATTGGTCCATTTCTTTGCGAGAAACCGGGCTGCGGAGCAATTGTGCGGGTCGATGCTAGGGCGTTCGCATTTTGTGAGCGGTGTGGGATGATCTATAATGACGATACACCACGACAATCAAGGCAGAATTCAGTAGATAAGTTCAGTATGCATGTACTAATGCGATCTATAGTTTAGGGCGGGGGCCTGATCCCCTTGGAGCGGCACACCCGTTCATATCTATATACTTTATCGAGGGAAAATGTCAGACAGATCTAGGTCTAGGACTTTTTGGCAGGGCACATCTGGAAGTATAGCCGCACGAGTGATTGAAAAACATCGTGCTGAACAGTTGCAGGGCAAGATCGGCAGTGCTAGAATCCAATCTCGTTATGCTGAACTAAAAGCAAAACAGCAATGAGGTTGAGTATGCCGGGCCAGACCGATCACCTAGAATGGAAGCCAAGCGAAAGACCGCTTCTGGTAGCAGGACCGGCGCGGGTTCCAGAAGCAAGTAACTCATCTAATATTCATTTTCCTAATATAATAGAAATAATGAGGAAGAAATGAGAAAGATCGACCTGGACTTATGGCAAGAAGGCGCTGCTCCGAGCCTTCCAAAGATCACCGTCACATCCCAGGGCCTCCGCTTCGAGGGCGAGACTCCGGAGTTTGATAGGCTCTGCCTCATCCTGGGCGGATGGCTTCAGAAATAATAAATGCTGGCATGGCCCTGACAGGGCGGTCGCCGGAAATTCGCATACATGTGATGCGCCAAGACGATCACGGCTCAGCCGTCCGGCCAGCATCATCCGAGTTCAATCGATCCGCACCTCGTTGGTTGAATCCATCGAATGGAGATGTTCGGTGCCTGGAATCGAACTATTAGGTATTCCCTAACAGTTGCCCGCTAAGTGCGTGTACGCATGATGGGCGATTTGCCTGCGCGGGCTCATAATCATCTCTGGCGACCGGCTGACCGGGCTCTATGTTCTTTCCTCCTACTAGGAAGACAATCTTTCGCCGGGCCCGGGCGGTCGTTCTAATTCAAAGAATTGAAGCATTCTGAAGCATTCTGAAGCATTGAAGCAGCAGGCATCCAATCATGGCATTTGAAAAAATAGCGCCCTACATCGATGTTATCGAGCAAGGTTTCCGAGACCACAAGAGTCCTCGGGCCATTGCCAAAGAACTCGGCCAAGACGGTCTAGACTCCACCATTCAGAGATACAAGGCTGCTATCTGGGATCTCAAAGGCCTGGTGAAAGACGCCAAAAAGAAGCGTGCTAAGAAGCTTGAAGCCAGGCGAGATGAAGCCGTTGATGAGATTGTGGATACTCTCGACCTCATCAACCTTGGAAAGCTCAGGGCCAAGCAGCTTCTTTCAGTAAACCTGGGAGACGAATTCGCTGTCTCAAACGATGAGGTGCACAAGCTCACCCTGAGCTCGGCATCAATCTATTGGCCGATTGGCACGCGAATGATGACGGATTCCGTGAAGCTGGAGATGGAACTTTCGGGAGATGATCCAGAGAGTCGCAAAGCCTCCGCGATGGACTCCTGGGCCGACACAAGACTCGCAATTCTAGGGGCGGTAGACGATGACCCAGAAGCAAAGCAACGAATCATCGAAGCTCTTGAAAGAAGACGACGAGATCCTGTATATGCTGGATCCGGTGATCTGGGCTAAGGAAGTCCTGGGCTATCACCCCGACGAATGGCAGGCTCAACTACTAAGAAGTCGATCCAAAAAGATCATTCTCAACTGTAGTCGTCAGAGCGGCAAGTCTACAACGTGCGCTGCACTTGGTTTACATGAATCAATCTATCGGCGTCCTTCATTCGTCTTGATTATCGCACCGACGCAAGACCAAAGCGGTGAACTCATGATGAAATTCGATGAGTTCCGGGGTGCTGTGGAACTTCCGAGTGATTACCTTGATACAGACACTAAACTAGCGGTAAAATTCGCGAATAGAAACCGTGTTGTGGCTCGGCCAGGATCAGAGAAGAGTACTAGAGGATTTTCCGCGGTGACCTTGCTTCTGGAAGACGAAGCGGCGCGTGTGCCTGATATTCTATACAATTCAGTGCGCCCCATGCTGGCAGTGAGCAACGGCAGGCATATCCTAATGTCTACCCCCTTCGGCAAGCAGAATCATTTTTATAAGATCTGGAGCGAACAGGGCGCAATATGGGAAAGGATCGAAATACCTGCTGAGATGTGCCCACGCATAACGAAAGAGTTCTTGGAAGAGGAGCGACTAACCAACCTCTTGTTTGAACAAGAGTATCACTGCGGTTTCATGGAAACTGAGGGGTCAGTATTCTCGTCCGAGCTTTTCAAGAGTCTTGCAGATCCAAACATAAGCGCTATGAAATTCTGAGTTGATTGTTATCTTCGATAGACGATTCTTGCTAGGCTGCGATCTGGCGAAGGCTATGGATTATACTAGCTTTGCCGTAATCGAGATGGAGTATAACCCGGAGATCAAGGATTACAAGTATCGCTTGATTGGTTTAGATCGAATTAAGGGAGTCGAGTACCCCAAAATTGTTGACCTGATCATCAAGACGATGGAAAAACTTGATCGAGAAGGTAAAGGGCATGTCACTGACGGCCCACATCTTTGCATGGATGCTAGTGGCCTGGGCGCACCGATCAGGGATTACCTAAAGCAGTATAACATCTTTGGCGGTGGCAAGCATGGGAAGAAGATTTTCCCGGTCGTCTTCACCGGAGGATCGACAGCTCGTATAGATCCAGTCACTCAAAACTGCAATATCTCAAAGGCGATAATAGTAGGAAATTTCAATGGCCTGATGCAGCATAAGCGATTTGGTTATGCAACCGGTATAGAAATGTTAGATCAACTTGATAAGGAGATCTCAAGTTTCAAGTATCATATGACCTCATCCGGGCATGTCGGATTTGATGCTGAAAGCGGCGCGCATGATGATTTGATCTGCGCTGTATGCATCCCTTTGATCATAGGCGAATGGCAGTACAGGCGAGGAATGCCACCAAAGTAGGTGATTATTATTTTCTTTTTCTGTGTTATCTGTGGTGAAAGTATTACCGATCAGCACCAGAGGCCCGTTCCCATAGCAAAACTTGAGTTCCGGCCCTACATAGGCGATCAAGAGCCCGGCCAGGATAACCTTATTGGCTTGGATGCTTGTCAAGATTGCTATACCAAGATCTTGGCAAACCGTGCTAAAGGTAACGTTGCATATGGGAAGATCAAAACCGAAACTGAGAAGTAAACTGTTTTTCAAGGTGATTATTACGCTAACAGATCTCTCGTTTATTGCAACATATCAGCCCTGGCCTCCTGTTGATATTCATGAACAGGCCAGGTTAGCGGAGCATAAAATAAATCGCCACATCTACAATAATCTGCATACCGAAGTCTTCCCAAAATTTGCTGCTTATCTGAGAGATCACGCCGATGATAACACAAAAGCCGCTATCATCCTGGGATGGGGAGAAAAAGCTACCTCAAATTATATTAATTTGACAATAGGAGAAGAGCCTTATGTGGAGATCGCCGATTCATCTGAAAAGAGTGACTCTGACAAAATTGAAGTGCTTCCTAATGAGGAAGTCCTAATCGATGCCAGCAGATACGGCATGGGGCTCTATGAGATCACGGGCGAAGGCGTCTTTGTCCAGAACCCGGAACGGTGCTATCAGGTGCACGCGTCCGGCAACATCCGCAAGGTCACCCACTACGTTTTCTTCCACGTTTTCAAAGTAGGTACCACAGCACCACAGGAGTACGTCAAGTTCACCATCTACGGCACTGGCTTCATTCAGCATCTCGTCTATGAGATCAAGAACGGCACGCTGGGCAGACTTACACCCATCACACAGTTCCCCGCCTATGCCGATCTGGTCTTGGATGACGAAGGCAAGCAGCTTACCGGTGTCGATAATGAAATCTTGATCGTCAGGTTGGACAACGCGCTCAGCTCTGACAGGAGTTATGGCCGATCAGATTATACGCCTTCTGTCGTCTCCCTGATTGAAGCCCTGGAGCTGGCCTTCTCTCGTAGGGAAGAGGTCTTGGCGAAGTTCGCCCGGCCCATCTTCATGGCCCCGGAGAGCGCCTTCAACCACTTCAATCACGCCAAGCAGGTCTGGGAGATCCGCACTGATGGCCCTCTGATGGTCGAGCCCGGTTCAGTCGAGGCCAAGTATCTCACCTGGCAGGCTGAGCTTGGTGCGGTCGAAAATGCCATCAAAGATAAGATGGACCAGCTCTTGCAGATGATGGATCTCGTCAAGCAGGAGGAGTTGGGCCAGGCGACGAGCGGGACTGCTCTGGCTTTCAGGCTGTTGCCCACCAGGTCCAGGGTCCGCAAGTTCTCTTCCAGTATCAAGAAGGCCATACCGAAAGTCCTGAGTCTGAAGTCCAAGCTCGATGTAGCCCTAAAGGTCCCTGGCGCAGTGGCCTTTGAGCCTTCTGCCGTCACCGTTGAAATGTACGACGGCATTCCGAACGATCCCAAGGAAAACGCAGATACCAATTCCGTTATAGCCAACTCTCTGGCGGCCCTGGTGACTGCGAAAATACTGAGCGGCAGGGCGGCATTGAGGGCGGCCTATGATGCGGGCATTGTGAACCCTCTACCTGGGATGAGTATCGATGACTCCATACTAGAAATATGGAACCAGACGCAAGACGCGATTTTGTAATTATCTTTTCACATCATAAACAAGCCAAACGGAGGCGATAAGATGGCAGATGAAGTAAAGGTAAAAGATCCTGGCAAGAAGACCACAACCACGTTCGAGAGCAAAGCATCGGCAGATCGTGCTAACAGACTTCCAGAGAAGGACAAACCGTGATTCTCTGAAATTAATTTTTTGAATAATAATCATCACTATTTTGTTTTCATAATCATGGCAACCCGAGCCTTGAATCGGGGGAGAAATTACCATGTTAGATCCAATAATTCCAGCGGGCACGCCTCCCGCACCAATAGTTCCAGGCGGGCAACCAGCAACACCACCAGCACAGACACCGGCACCGGCCAATATCACCAATCCGGGGATACCAACACTTGCGCAGCCACCGGCGCAAAATCCACCGGCAGGCGAATTCATTCTCAACCAGGAGCAGTTCAATGCTCGCTGGGGCGAAAAGATGACCGCACTCGAAAAGGATCTTGGGATGCCACTGAAGGATCTAAAACCCTTCCTGGAGGCTAACAAGAAGCCACCCAAGCTCGTTCCGAGCACGGCTACAGATCCACTTACCGGAGCGGACCTTCGCATAGCCAAGATGGAATCTCTGATGCTTGCGGGCGTTCCGAGCAAGAAGATACCTGGCCTTCTCTCGAGAGTGCAGGGGAAAACGAAAGCAGACATTGAGGCGGACATTCAACAGATGGTTGCAGACGGCTTCCTAATCATAGGAGAACCGGCACCAACACAAGTTGCGCAGCCTCCGCAGCTTCTTACAAACCAAGTGCAAGGCGCAGGTAATCCGGGCGTGCCTCCTGGTCCCAAGACGTGGACCAAGGAGGAGATCGCCGGACTCACGCCTGAGCAGCATGAAAAACACCGGCTAGACATCATAAAAGCAATGCAAGAAGGCCGGGTAAAATGAGGAATTCTACGTGACTTTAACAAATTTCATCGGCCCGTTCTGGGCGCAAGAAGTCCAGAGGCAGCTTGAGAAGTACCTGGTATTTGCTCAGGTCGGTATAGTCAATAGGGATTACGAGGGCACAATTTCTGGCGCGGGCGATACTGTAAAGATAAACGGTATCGGTCCGGTAACTGTCAAAACATATACCAAGAACACAGATATCGACGCTCCTGAGACTCTGACCGACGCACAGACGACCCTGCTCATCAATCAACAGGACTATTTCAATTTCCAGGTTGATGATGTGGACAAGGCCCAGATGCAACCCAAGATCATGGCTGCTGCTATGGAAGAAGCTTCCTACGCTCTGAGGGATGGAGTAGATGAATATATTGCCAGCCTCTATACAGATGCTGCTGCCGCCAATCTGATAGGTTCTGATGGAACGCCAAAGGTGCCCAACAATACCGCAGGGGATGCACAGAACGCCTATAATCTGATCGTGGACTGCGCTGTTGCCCTAACGAACTCCCGGGTACCTACCGAAGGCAGATGGATGATCGTTCCTCCCTGGTTCTATGGGAAGCTCCTGAAGGAAGACAATTTCATAGATGCTTCCAAGGCAGGAACTACGGACGGCCTGAGGAATGGACAAGTTGGAAAGGCAGCTGGCTTTAACATCCTTCAGTCCCACAACGTGCCGAACACGACAGGCACCAAGTACAAGATCATGTTCGGCACCTCCCGGGCTATCTCCTTCGCGAATCAGATCCTCAAAGTCGAGGCCTATAGAGTCGAGAAGAGATTTGCAGATGCTGTAAAGGGTCTGGATGTCTACGGCGCTAAAGTCGTAAGACCAGAAGCTCTCGGTGTTCTGACCTGCAACAGTGCTTAGGAGGTAAGAAGATGAAGAAAATACTTTTTGCTCTGGTTGTGTTGATGCTAATGGGAACCGCTCTTGCGTCCTATACGTCTCTGGTCCCAAGCGCGCCTACTGAGAATGCGGCTGCCCGGTTCTCTGCTCCTGCTACCATGTGGAAGACTCTTCTTGGAAATGGATCTATCTGCAATTTCGCTATGGAAGGTGGATATCAGTATCTGGTGATGGTGAACGTTACCTCTTTCCGGAACGATAACCCAACGCTTAGATATGTCCACATCATGGCCGGAGATAACCCGCCCGCTTTCAGGTCTGGTATCGGGAACCTCTCTCTGACCTCCGAGACCGTTGGCATCTATCGCTTCGGCCCCCTGGAGTCTGCCAGATTCATGAACGACACTGGATACTGTGAGATCAGCAGCAAGAACCTAACCGGGACCATCGCCGTTCTGAAGATTCCCGCATATACATGAGGCAGCGATGAGAGTCAAGGTCAAGCGAACGGGCGTTATATGGGAGGTCTCTGAAGGATCTCCCACCGCCAAAAGAATTAAAGAACAGCCCGACGACTATGAGGAGGTCAAGGAGAATAAGGAAGAGCCTCCCTGGGTAAAGGAAGAACCTCGTATAATCAAAGAAGAGCCTCCCAAAAAGAAGAAGGTGCTTGAGGGATGACGGCCCCAGACAACTATCCTGACATGATCCGGGCGATAGTAACCGCACTGGAAGGCATGTCTACCGCGTTGGCCCAGAATTCAGCCCAGGACGAGGGAAGCATAGTTGCAGGAGATAATTATGTGGATGTGGCACATGGCCTTGGGGTCGTGCCTACATTCATAGGCATAACTCCTGAAACTGGTATGGATTCGCCTTACGAAATAGTCAGAGCGCAAACGAGCGCCTTGATTTTCCGGGTGGCATTGAAGGGCGGGCTCACAGCACCATCGACAGCTTACTTCCTCTGGAGGGCAATCGAATGAGACTTATAGCAATTCTTCTTATGGTGGCTCTCTTAATCGGTTCTGCCTCGTCCGCTACATATCAGCTTGGCAATACCTATGTCAATGGTGCCCTGAATGTCAAGAATGCTACTGCTCTGAACGTGACTACTGCGACCACAGTAACTGTCGCCGGTGCGGCGAAGGGCGAACAGATAACATCAACCGATGATCTTCTTGCATATGACACCGCCACCGTGAACGCCCTTGTGGTCAATGCCACAGCCACCATCACGGGCAAGCTGGCAACGGGTCTAGCACCAACATACACGCATCAGGATTGGAGCGGTAACCTCAGCCAGTCATCCAACGCAGATAAGACGATCTACCTGGTGGGGAATGCTTCAAGCAATCAGACTATCATTCTAGATGCAGTAGCTACAGCAGCCGGGAAGTCTTATACTTTCCTGACTGTAACCGATCCCGGAAACCATTATTTCATCCTGGATGGAACTGGAGCAGAGACCATCAACGGTGGTGTAAATGTGGCGAGCACTGCCCGGTATGAATCCGTGACGGTCTACTGTGATGGCATAGCCTGGTATATCCTGAACAAAATAGGCACATGGGGCGCGGTCGTGCCTTAGATGCCTAATCTTTTTTGGAAAATAATAATTAGCATAATACCACTCTGGTTTTGGCCTATCAATTTATCGGCATATTGTAACGGCGGTGAACTCGATTGATAGATTACATAATCCCAACTTATAATAGCGCCGAGACCTTATCCGCATGTATACAATCCATTCAAAGATTTGGTGAACCGAAGAAAATTATAATTATCGATAACGAATCTACAGATCGGACCAGAGAGATCGCCGAGGCGCATGGTTGTGAAATTCATACGGTGGCGTGCGGAATAGGATTTGCCCGTCGTCTTGGAGCTAAATTCGCTGATACATGTAGAATAGCTTTTGTGGATTCGGACGTAGAACTCCAGGAGACCTGGCAGAAGGTCTTAGCGTCTCATGAACCAATCGTCTCAGGCTATTACGAAGCCTTCTCTTATAGCCTGCCACATACCGCCAGGGGCAAGGCCGGGTTCATTGGGTGCTGCATCCTAGATCGAAAGCTGTTCCTGGATTGCAAAGAGATGGATCAATGGGACTATGCCGAGGATTCAAGATTTGCTCGATGGTTGGATGCCGATTGGATCATCTTGGATACTGAGTGCATCCATCATCGGAAAGATAGCCCGGGAAGGTGGCACAAATATGGGGTTGCCAAGAGACAAATAGACGGCTTTCATTTAGCTGACCTGAAACGCATAATTGGCGGTGCTGCAATCGGTTATCGCATGGGATCGGCAAGAAACTATTTTGAAAATGTTTGGATTCGATATCATTATCTTAGGGGTTATTTAGGATGACGACAACGCCGGTTCTGGAGAGCTATCTTGCCACAATCGAAGAAGCCGATGCCTTAGTCCTGAAGAGGCCCGATTCCGCAGCATGGGCGGGCACCGGGAAGGCAATCGCACTACAGGAGGCCACTCGGCGCATTGATGCCCTAACCCTCCGGGGATATAGGTATGAATCGCCATATCTCTATAATGGAGTTCAGAAGGATGTAGATTCTGATGGGCTCGCCCAGGTGCTGGAGTTCCCCAGGATCATCGATGGTGTCACCTGTGATTATGATATGGGTACTCAGAAGCCTATCATTCCGGCCCTGGTGAAACGCGCCTGCCTGGAAGAGGCTATTTCGATCCTTGAATTCAATGCGGACACGGATCGAACCGAGAGGCGTGTCATGATAGAAGATGGTGTCAGAAGCTACAGCCTGGGCGGGGATTACAGCGAGAACCTGGGGCCGTCTGCGATGGATACCCAGTGCGGCCTACAGAGCAAAGCAGCCTGGCGAAATATGAGAAGGTACATTGGGGCAGAGGTGCGATAATGGTTACTGTTGCAGGAGATAAAAGTACAGATACACAATATTTACGGGAGATGGCCACAGGAAAAACTGCCGATGGATCTGGAATACCTATCACAAGCACCGACCTGGGCGGCGGAAAGCGCGGCCTGGATGTCAACGCCACAATTCAGGCAGATGTCAACACCGATGGGCTTGAGGCCGCCATAGGCACCCCCACCGATGCCGCCGCGACAGGGACACAGGGTGCAGGAGCGGCCACAGAGATCGCCTTGAGCAAAGCAGAAGTCAACTATCTTATTGCTCTGATCGCCAAGTTCCTACCGGCAACGGTTTATGGCACGCCCGTTGACGTGCATTTGGGAGAGATGCTTGGTTATCCTTCTCCTGGTGATGTGGTTGGAGCATATCTTCTTTCACAGTTACCTTACGGCGCGACTTTCGTTCGTGTTTCTGGTGATGGTGCAGCAGGTGCGGCTGTTACTGTTGCTATGCCAGCAGTGGCAGGCAAAATTAATTATGTTCTTGGATATTTTGCTAATGTGGATACAGCAGCCACGACCTCAATTACTACTGCAATTCTGAAAGATGATACAACTGTTATGGGCACAAAGGTTCTTAATGCCGCTGCTCCTGTAGGTGCCGAGGTCGGTACAACTCCCTCAAATGGGCCGATTATGGTTGGAACTGTCGGCAAGGCAGCTAATCTGGTTGTATCTGCTCCTGGCGGATCGACCGTCATGCACGCCTGCATCTGGGGATATGTCTTATGAGCCGCCCAATTTTACCAACAAACAGCATTGCCGGAGTCATGGCGCTTTATCACGACTTCCAAGTCATGCCAGGACTGGGGGATCTGGTAGGCGCGGGCGGTTCTGGTACTTCCGACACTACAAATTTCAAAACAGGTACATCTGCCTTAAAGGTTCAAGTCGGAAACACCGGATCTATTTGCAACATGCGGTTCACAATAGCCGCATATCCCGCGCCGAAATTCACCGACCAGTTAGGGAAAATTTGGATATATCTCTACAACGATCCCGCTGATTATGATTATGTCAGGCTACATTTCTTTGAGTCTGCGGGTGGACCCTATCACTATTGCAACTTATTTTCTTCATCTTTAGTCGCTGGCTGGAACGAAGTATATATACACCCGTCTGGATGGTCAGCACAATCGGGCGGAAATGCTAACAACCCACAATCCCATATAGCGTGCTCAGTGAAAGGAGCAACCGGAAAAAGCCCGGCTGCAACTTTTGACTCTCTGTATTTTGGACAGAAGGGAATAGCGCCAACATGCGTCCTCACATTTGATACCGACACGGGTCCAACGATCTATTCAACCGCTTATCCTATGATGGCTGCGGCAGGCATCAAAGGAACTGTATATGTTTGGTCTGGTGGTATAGGCGGTTCTAATATCACTTTAGCACAACTTCAGGAACTGTATGCCGCTGGCTGGAGCATGTCTTTGCATTCGGCGACCCATCCAAATTTTACAACTTTGACCGATGAACAGATAGCAACCGAGATATCCACAAACAAAAATTATCTCGTAAATAACGGAATGCCAAGAGCAGCAGACCATTTTGCATATCCCGCGGTTCTCTATTCTGCACATACAAACACGGTGTTAAATACGCTTGGCGTGAAATCTGCTAGAATAGATACCCCACCATATGTATCATATCCTTTTAATAAAGTTGGAGATGTGATAACTATAGGAACGGGGCTTACAATGAATAGCACGGTCTCAGAGGCAAATATAACGACGGCTATAAACGCGGCGCGCCTCGGAAATCAGACGTTGTTTGTCATGCTGCATGGTGTTGAAGATGCCCTTTCAAACGCGAGTTTCTGCACCATTTCCCGATTCGCTTTCCTCCTGGGGTCTCTAAAAGCAAATGGGTTCAATGTAACCACCATCGACGAGTGGTACAATGGCTTAGTCAACCCCAGATATCGCTCGCTGCCAGTGACTAGGGCGACGGTATCATAATAGCCGCCCTCCAATCCCCGCGCGGCCCCGCCCTCGTAAGGGCCGCTATGATCATGATCCTAATAGTATAAAGTGGTGATTATTTATTGTCCCCGGCATAAAAAAAACGGCCCAAAGAGTAGACCGCGCTAACTGGCGCATCTTCTCCGGTCTTGCCTCTGTCCTGCCATCCCTAGTAAGCGGTGACGGCCTGCCCACGGTGCCGTTCAAGTGCGCTGTGACCCTGGCAGCAGCGACAGGGCACGCAGATGTAACCGGGGATGTCTATGTCAATGCTGAAAAAATATCATTCACATCTGCGACTCGCAAGACATCAACAATACTTTTAACCACATTACCAACGATAACCCAGAGTGGACTTGATTGTCAAATCTTAATCGAGGCTCTAAATAACGGTGGAAGCAATCTTATAAAAGAGACTTTAACAAATATTCTCATCGGCTTCAAGGCCACGCAGAAGACCTACATGGATTCGACCGGGACCTTTACCTTGTGCTCTGCCCAGGCGAAGACGGTAGATACGCTATGCGTGGCGGGCGCGATCCTGCGAGTGGATGGGATCGACTATACAATAGTGCAGGTTGAGCCCAAGAACAAACCATCCGGGAGGGAATATATGAGGAAAATTTTATTAAAACAGTGATCAAGAAGAAATTTCTTCTTTGATCGCCCCACAGCACGTATTAACTCTGTCGAGTGGCTTCTCGTATTTCTCCCACTTACGCAAGCCTTTTTGTGTGTTTGTGATTCCAAAACCGACGCGATTATTCAGTATCTCACGTGGTACTAACCAAACATGCATCGGATCAAGGGATTCACGGTTGTCGAATCCAATACAAAGGAAATAATCGGGAACGGTGTTTTTCTTGATATTGAACCACCACCGGGGCGATTTAGTCCCTTCTTGCGTCAAACATGCGCTCTTTGCGTCTATTAAATAGCCACGACCGCACCGAAAATCAAAACTCGGATTACCATAAGGCATTCGTTCGATGTGATCAAAGAAGCGACTTAATGCTCTCTCAGCGACATATACCCCAAAATATAGCGAACAGTCTTTGGCTTCGGTAAATGGGCGCTGTTTGCCTGTCTTATGGTTATGCTTGGCGGTGTTTCCTGGATGGGATTTACGCCATTGCTTCTGATAATCGTCTCTGCGTTCAGGATTGTCTAAAGCCCATTGCTTTACACTATCTTTGCTGCATTGGATACATTTCGAGAAGTGTTTACCGATATTTATTCCAGATTTATGAAAATAAAATTCAGCAAGCGACTTAACATAGTGACATTTGCTACATCGTTTAGTTTCCATCTTTGACACCTCGGACTCGCACTTTGTTCCAATATGGGCTCTTGCATTTCGAGCAGGTTTTGGGCAACTCTTCCTTTCGCTGAAGCCATTTGTGACCACAACGATTACAAGAAAGATGAGGAAGGGGCATTTAGGGCAGCCCCTTCAGGATATATTTTCTCTGTTTCCAGAGGTAGTCCACGGCATCCTCCAGATCGTGCTCGCTCACACCCTGGTCGCACCATCCCGGCCCACGTCCGAAGCTCTCTACTATCTCCTTAGCTGGATTCCACCACCAGCGAATGACTCCGCCGTTTACCATGCTCGTGGCTTCCATCCAGACAACGGCGTCGTCATAGTCGGTTCCTTTCTTCAGAGTTTCCCGGATTTCGGCTTTCGTTTTCATCGTATTTCACCAATACATTAGTGTACTTATGAGAATATATACTTATCGGTACAGGATAGAATTGAAGCAATGACTCCCGACGAGGAAATTCTCAAGCTCCTGAAAGATTGGAGTCCAGAGGTTAACACCCTTCTTCACCAGGCAGGTTATTTCGATCTTCCCAGGGACTCGATCAAGCGCCAGGAGATCGCCAAGAAGATCGGCCTGGACACAAATGGCAAACTGTTCAACAAAGTCCTGAAAGCCTCGATGGACAAGAATGAATCCATCTCGAGCATAGTCCTGGATGAGTACAGCCTCAGAGAGTTCAAATCAGGAGCGCGAGAGGTCGCCAAGCAGCTCAATATCCCCTTCTCAAAGTATGACTGGAACGATGGAGCCCAGGCCCATTTTGAGGAGCACGGCCTAAAACTTGTTACGCAAATGAGTCAGACCGATATCGATTCTCTGAGGGACAGGATTCAGTATGATTTCAACCTCAACCCTCACGACTTTGCAGAAAAATTCAAAGACTCATATTCATGCAGCCCGGCCAGGCTGGAGCGGATCAAACGCACGGAGTCTCACACTGAGAGCCAAGCGGGGGGCCACAACTTCGCAGAGCAGGCAGAATGCGAGTGGAAGCAATGGATGTGTCATCCCAGGGCGATCTGGCCCAGGCCCTCACATAGAGCGGTCTGGTACGAGATCAGGAAGATAGGCGAGGCATTTTCTAATGGGTTGCAATTTCCTGGAGATCCAAACTGCAGGTGCTATCTCCTGTATTTCCTGGATAAAGATCACCTAAAATGGGGCGCGAAGAAGGCAGGATAATATGACATTAGATGCAATACTAAGTAGATATCTAAAGGCCCGGGATTCCGATTTTGGGGGTAAAAAGATCGTGAATCTTGGCGCACCCACTGGATCGGGCGATGCCGTTCGCTGGGACGACCTTCAGATCGGCCTAAATTACATCATAGGGGTCGAGTGGGACACATCAAGTAGCTCTCCCGCGCTGACGCAGATCGACGCCTATGGCACGGCAATCACCCAGAAGTCACACGCTTGGTTCGATGCTCACCCCATCTGGGGGAACATGTGGCGCTGCTTGCTGCCTGGCGGAGTCCCTAAGTTCGGGGCGAATGCCCGGGGATTGGACCTCACACTCGATGGTTCTGGCGGCCAGGTCATGGTCCGGATACCGAAATGCTACATCAAATCTGAAAAGGTCGGCACCAAGATTCGGTGGTGGGTCTCCCCGGTGGCCTTTACTGGCTTCGAGGTCCATCCGGCCTTCTTACAGCGAGGCGGCACCGAACGGGCACAGCTCTACTTGGGCGCATATGTTTCCTGCCTAGGCATTCTCCCGGTAACGGGCACAAAGATTCTCGTCTCCAGGTCTGGTGAACAGCCGTTTACTGGCGAATGTATTGTCGAACTGCCTTTCGACATAGGCAACAGGGCCCCCGTGGTCGGTGAGACTCTAACGGGAACCGGCTCTGGTAGTACTGGCATAGTGATAGGTCATTATATTTCGTCGGGCGCATTCGCTACCAACGACGCGACCGGTAAAATCTATCTGAAGCAACCAGGCGTTGCTGCGGATTTGTTCTACTACGGAGGAGAGCCCCAAGGGTTAGAAAGATCGTCCTATGGCAACATCGCAAACGCGACTGGCACGGGAGCCGTCTTGCCGTTCACCCGGCAACTGGCGGAGACGTACGGAAATAATTGTGGCGGCTCGCGATGGGGTTGCGAAAATATCTGGTCACTCAATCTCGTCACCACACTCTATCTGATCGAATACTGTAACTTGGATTCGCAAAGCACTTCAGTAGGTATTGGGCAGGGGGTAGTCAACAAAGCAGGTGGCGCGGGGTGTTCGGGAGAGAACAACGGTGCCTTGAGCGCAAATAGCAATATCGGCGTCAACGGCACAGGCACCGGCACAGGAACCGATGGCTTGACACCTGTCGTTTACCGGGGCATCGAGAATCTATGGGGCAACGTCGGCCAATTCGTCATCGGGCTGGATGCATTGGATGTCGCTTATAGAATCCTGAAGCGAGACGGAACCGGAGTCCCGGCTTGTCCTCTGACAGCCGGAAACTACGAAAGTTCCGTAGCAGCTCCTGTTGCTTACGATGTTTCGACCATGCCAGACGGATACGCAACACAACAGCTATACGAAGATCTTACTGAGTATCTCTGCTTACCGAATTTGGCAAACGGCTCATCCTCCACATATCTATGTGATCTTGTTTGGTGGCATAGGCCAGGCCAGGCGAACGGGCTGGCGACAGGTGGCGGTTGGTCCTATGGCATGGTTGTGGGTGTCTGCTATCGTGATCTACATGTCGTTGCGTCATCTTCTGATCGTTCTCTCGGGGCGCGATTGGAATATATATAAAATACACCAAATGGTGATGACATAATGCAAGATAGATCTAATATTCAGAAGCCCTGGTACGAACTGGGGCCGGTCACAAAGGGCGCAAGAGGTTGGTTTGTAAATCTCCTCGTGCGTTGGAACGAAACGCAAGAGATCAAGCCGACCGACCTGGGCGAGCAGATAGAATTCGTTTATGAGGCACATCGATTCTATTACCCGTTGCCTTCTGAAGTGCAACCCGGGCAAGAAGCGGTAGAATACTACTTGGAGCAGGCGAAAACTGCCATCATCCAGATGGCCCAGGACTTAGCGGCACAGGAGGCGGGTTTTCTTGTTAACTGATGCTCAGAAGAAGCGCATAGAGGACTTGGCTCTCGGAGAAGCGATCACCTCACAAGTATCGGTGCATGACCAGGTTGCCGCACTCCGAAAGCAGGTTTTGGCGCTATCTACTGCCGGTAAGGTGAAGCTGGTGGATGAGATGATGGCACTGGAAACAACGGTATCTGATGAGAAGGCTAAACGACCGCCCAAAAGCCCAAAAAACGTGAGAAAGAAATGAGAAAACTAATATCAATCCTATCACTCCTGTTGCTGGTTCCTATCAGCTCGGCCCTATCCGAAAATCTCCGGCTCACCGGCCAGATAGATGCCTGGCACGATGGGGCAATCAGTGACCGGGCCTCTGGTACGGGCATTATGGAATATGCAGCCGAAGGCTATCCAGGGGGGTTCTCGTCTGGATTCAACTTGTCTAATGGTCAGGGCGGCTATTCATTCGATTCCGGTGATTATTCGGTGCAGCTTTCAGACTTTGCGGGCTCTGTTGTGGCCGAGTCCGATCCCCAAAGCACCACAGTAGACGGTAACGGGACCGGATCAATCAAGACCAAATCTTACGATGGCTCCAAGATGGGAGTGCTTGTTTCTGGTATGCCTTCCGGGGAGATCAATGGTCGGGGCGTTTGGGTGATCCATACCAGCACTGGAAGGGCGCCTATTGATAATGCAAGTCCGATGGATACTAATGCGACTGAAAGCAAGCCGGTGGGTAATGCAACACCATTACAGATCAATGCCAATACGAGGTTTCCAGTATGACATACGAAGAACGATATGGAGAACGATATGAGTACATAGAATGTGAAATTCTTGTATCTGGAGAATACGAATCGTTCTATTATCCTTGGAGTAAAATATGAAATTTAAAAAGCCACCCAAAGCAGAAGAAAGTGATTGCCTGCCATCGCCAGGACTCACCGATGAGGAGTTTGCAAGCTTCTGTAAGACTCCTGAATACCTGAAGAGAGGAGTAACCGGCTGCATAACTACCCCGGACGGTCTGGAGCTCTACATCGACGGCGCGGGCCTGTCGCCGGATAACCCCGGTAGGACCAGAGAGGAGTTTCAAGCCCGGTTTGGCTATGATCCCAAACCAGTCTGGGAAAGAATACGAAGACAGAAAATCATTATCATTGGAGGTAAAAGATGACAGAACTTGAAAATGATGCGCTCGGAAACTATTACCCGAGAGCAACGGGATTAATGGCCCAGGCGCCGTATAACGCGAAATATTTGACATATCAGGAGTTCCTGGATTTTGTGGACAAGTATTCTGGCCCGGATCATCTTGGCTACCACGGCCACTATTCCCAGATCTATGAGCCCAAAGAGGGCATATGCATTGGATCGGTGGGCATCCTGTTCCACAACTCCCCTATTGAGCAGGAGTATGTGGTTAGCTTTAATGACACCGCATGGGCGATAAAAAACCGGGAATATGCCCGGCCCCAGCAAACGGAGCGAGACACCGATCTCAACAGAGCCTATGCCATGTATGTGGCGATAGCTTATCCCAATCTGGAGATGTGGGAGGCCTTCTTGAACTGTGAAGGAAATGGCGACTGTCAGAAGACTGCCATCAAGAAGTACCAGGATATGGTCCCTCACACGGTGGGATCGACCAGTTTCACCGAAGCCGAGAAAGAGCAGTTTGTGAAGAATTTGGGCGGATAGGGATCACCCTATCCGTTTAAGGTTGACCTGACATGCCAAATAACGCGCAATACATATCAGATACCTTTCCAACTTCGGGTAAGCCGGGCGCGATAGTACCGGTGACAGTAACTTTCAAGAACACAGGCACTAGCACATGGTCCAGCGTAGGACGCAACGCATACCGTTTAGGGTTCCAAGACGTTCAGGACAATTCAAATTTCACACCAGGCAAGAATCGTATAGAATTGCCCGGGCCAGTGTCTCCAGGTGCGTTGGTCACTTTCGCTTTCAATATTATCATACCGACAAAGGCACTTGATCTCCGGGTGCGAATGGTGCAAGAATTTATTATGTGGTTTGGCGATTATTCGCCAGTTCACATCGTAAATGTGCCGGATGCATCCCTAATAGATTTGTTGCAATATTTTACGGCAATCCCTGCCAACGGAAACAAGTCTCACGCGGGCGATAGAACCGTGACCCTCCAACACATAAACAAAGATGTAACAATATTTGAAATTGTTGCAGACAGTCCCCGAAACTGGTGCTATTTCCGGTACATCGATTCTGAAAAGATGATCTATGGCATGGGGAACACCGGCGACTTCTCGACGTTTGCTGATGTCTACGTGAATGAGGGACGGGCCCAAGACCAGGGCTGTAAATGGTGTCCCAGATACATGAAAGTGGGAGAAAGCGTGGTATATAGGAATTTCACTATCTATCACTACAGAGAAGACACACACGTTCTCGCTCAGGTGAACAGCGCGCCTCAAGTCGGATTCACATTAGACTGGGCCGGAAAGATGAACATAGGTGGAGATTTTGGACTAACTGATGTTATTCGTATCATATGGGGCCCCCCTGGGTTGTACCCGGAAATCAACTACTATGCGCTGGGCTGGGGGCGCGTTGGCTGGGGACAGTATAAGCCCGATGGTAAAACTTGCATAATGCCTCCCGAGGGGCAATCCTGGTGGACCAAAATATGCAGTGGTAATATCCTTCCTGATCTAAGCATTTGGCCCACTAAGATATCCGGGTTGCCTCCCAAGGCAAATGGTGGGCAAGTGATGTCAGTAGATCCCAGATGCTGACCTTTTTTTGAGGTTCTAATGTCCGATCTTGATAAACTCACTGCAAAAGGACTTCTTGAAATTCTAGACTTGCTAGGCAATCAGAACAATCCGATTATCAGGGTCAAAGCATCAATTGATGAAAATAATAAGAATGAATACAAAATTTTAGATAAATAATAGTCAGCATGGTAGCTGCAATCGAACTTTCTGAGATGATTTGAAATGGCAATAATTGAAGAAATAGTATCAAAGGGCCTAACACAGGCATGGGGCATGATGACCCCTGAACAGAGAGCAGATATCAGAGCAGGAACAATTGCAGGCGCGCAGGGTCTAGCGACTTTCAATGAGGTCACTAAAGATGATGTAGTCGATCCCACTGAATTGGAGGCGGCTATCAATGAGATCCTGGCCGCAGGCGGATCTACAGCAGGCCGGGCTATCCAGGCTTACTTCTGGAGCCTGTTCAAGAGCCTATAATGCAGATCTTTGGTAATGAGATTGATGGAGTGCGTTATCGCATCACCATCTTTCTCATAGCGGCTATTGTGTTTATCGCGGCTATAGTTCTGGCATTAACGGCATTTGGCAAAACACCGCCTGAATATATCGGAGCTGCCGTCCTGGGTGTTTTGGGAAACCAACTTGGAAGTGCTGTGACGGGTTTATTTAAAAGTCGGGACGACATCCAAACCGCGAAAACCGAAGTTGCCAAGATCGAAGCTGCCAAAACCTGATTATCTTTTTTGAATAATAATATACAATTCGAGGCTGGTATGGACAATGACGACCGGGTATGGACACTCTTACAGGAAGTGAGAACCGAGCAAAAGAAAACCAATGATGCAATAAGTTCAATAGTTGGCCGGGATAACTGCGACTCATATCGAAAGGAGTTCAACAAGAGACTTGTCGCCGTGGAAGAGGTGATCGTTGTCTATAAAGCAACGAAATTCGATGTGGTCAACACGCAAGAACTTCAAGACGCGAAGGCGGAAGCAGTTCACGCCGCTGAGTTGGCATGTACGCCAGCGATCACAAATATGCAAAAAGACATCTCGGATATCAAGAGCAAATTGCGTTTTGTGGATGGAACACTGTTCACTTGGAACACGGTGCAAAAAAGCCCGTTGTTAAAGAACACCTTTTACCTCGGAGGACTGGGTTTGGCGATGATCGCATATGGTAGGATCAATGATGCCATAACTCAGTATGGTCCCAAAGACGTTGCCATGTTCATCAGCGCATTGCTGCTTTTGGCTCTGGTAGTGTGGCTGAGTCATGGTAGAAACCGGGAAAAAATTGTAGGAGCTGCTATCAAATGATCGATCATTTCCTGGAACGAATGGCAGGCCCGGGGGGAAAGAAAGATGCGTTTGAAAATCTTTGACCTGATCGACCGAGAAGGATGGACGTTGCCCGTTGGCCTCAGGATCGACGAATCCCAGGGTTTTCCGGATATCATAGTCGAGACTTATGATGACCTGCCAGAGGCGATGTAAAATGGCGGGCATAGACATCCAGTTCACGAATGCCGCCCAGATCAGGGCATCCCTGGACACCAAGATAAAGAACATCGAAGCCACCCTGGAGAAGACCGCCAAGCAGATGGGCGTCCTGGCAACGAATGAGATCCATCCACTGACACACAAGAAAACCGGTAACTGGGACAACACCATTCACGCCGAGGTCTCGCAATTGGGGCCGATGAAGTACGAACTCTGGGTAGGCTCAAAAGGCGCGTTCGCTGCAAATGGATATAATTATGGTGCTCGGCAGGAAAGGCTAAATCATCCCATAGAAATGGGGTGGGACCGTGCCCAGGCGCCAATGAAAGATCTCTTCCAGCGAAACATCACCGCAGGCCTGGGTGGTAAGTCGATCACTCAGAATGTTATTTCCTCGAATGTAGATGAAATTGCAAGCATGGCAGGCTTCTAATGTCCAATCCTACTCTTCATCCCAACCTGATAGCGAAAGTCTTCGAGAATGACGACACGCTCAGAGAACTTGTGGATGGCAATATAATCCCAAATTGGCGCCGCTCCCTGGCTAATCAGTATCTTGCGGGCGTGCATCAGGCCTGTATAGGCATCCGCACCGTGCAGGGGATCACAACGCCCCTGCCAGGCTGCTATTTCCATGGGGGCACTGAAGAGGATCAGCTCATCGAGATTGCACTCATAAACGTGGGATCGGATGAGGCCTATTTGGGTGCAATCGAGGAGCGGATCAAGGATATCCTGAAGGCAGGCTTGCGGATCACTTACGGTGGCGTAGAATATGCCGCCACCATATCCAGGCTAATCTTCGCGCCTCTGGAAGATGACCAAGCGCCGTCTGACTGGATACAGAAAGTAGGCACTTGCAGGCTGAAGTATCTCGATAGCTAGTTATCTAGATATCCATTTTCCCCAATCACGATTACAGTTTTTTCTCATCTATTTGCAAATAGAAATTTGAGGAGTTTTAAGAAATGGCAACACTTGGAGCAGTTAGCCCAGCGGTTCTAACCCTGGGGCTTGCTATCGAGTCTACCTCTGGCGTATTGGCTACAGCGCCAACGTTGGGGATAACGCTCGGCGCAGAATCGAGACCAAAGAACGTGAAACCATCCGGACAGAGGAGAACATACAGTAATGCCGATCCTGTTCTGACATGGCGAAAGGGCGAGACCACCGACATAACCTTGCCGATGCTCCCCGTCCTGGAGGACAACGGCCTAGGTGAGCTTATGCTGGCCCACTTTGGCACCGACACGCCTACCCGCGTGGGAGCCTCAGCAGCGTACATACACGCATTCACGCGCGCAGATCTGATCAAGACCCTCACGCTGTGGATTCACGACGGCCTGCATGATAAGGCGGTCCGGATGAATGGCGTTGAGTCAATTGATATCACGGCCAAAAAGGAGGACGGCGACGTTGCAATATCGTGCGTTCTGAAGGGAGCTGATATGGCAGAGTCTGCCACGTTTGGCTCTCCTACGTTCTTAGATACAGGCGTAGCCCAGGCAAGAGCCTTGAATGGTTTCCAGGGACGGTTTGAGTGGGGCCAACCCGCCGCTAATATCCGCGATACCTGGACTCAATTGAAGTTCAGCTCAAAGAGACCCATGACCCTGGGGCCGAACAGCAAAGCCGGCAATCATTTCGCCGGGTCTGGATCCCCTCAGCTCATCACGTCATCTGAGTGTGATACCACCCTAGATATTGATTTCATAGACACGGATGGGGAAGAAGAAAGGCGGATCAGAGCGGGCCAGATGGTTGCTGCTACAGCAGTCCAACAGTCGGATGCCGCTGCCCTCGTCAATTACCGGTTCACGCTCTTTGGGAATCAGGCGGATGCCGCCAATTCTCCGTGGGGCGAGGCCGATATCGCCAATACTGGTGCTGTCACTCCAACAATAGCGGGCACCTATTCGGGTGGTGCTACCGTGACTATGTACGAACTCAAGGTCACGACAGCCGCCTCGCCGAATAAGTACTCATGGAGAAGCTGCACTGGTGGGATTTGGACAGCCTGGTCTGCTGAGATCGACATGCTTGTCACTGCAACGGCAGTAGGCGCAGAAGGCCTCACAGTGATCTTCTCCAGCCTCACAGCAAACGCACTGGGAGACAAGTTCTACGTCTACTCACATCCGATGAGGTTCTTGAGGGTCGTATCCATGACCAACCGCTACGAAAGCCTGACCGATCAGGGCGGAAAGGGCTTCGATGCCAAGACAGCATCCTGCTACCATACCTCTGGATCGACCGGAACCAAACCACTTCTGTCGATCTGCATACCAAAGGCAGGCGCATTCGTATGAGGATTTAAAATGTGGGCAATACTGCAAAACTTCCAGTTGGGGAACGAGAACTCTCCGACCAACTACTATGCCGGACAGGTCGTCTCGGACGATGAGTTTACAGAGGAAATGAGGGAAAACAAGCTCATCCCCAATGGCTGGATTCAGCACGAGCCCGGAGCACCACCGGAGAAGGCGGACCTGGGAAAAGAACCTTACAAAGGTCCAGAATAAACACAAATCTAGCCCGGGATGAAGTCCTACTAAGGGCCGACCGGGCTCCCACATCTGTTTTTATTTTTATAATTCACAGAATCGCGTTTAACGAACTTTAATCGGAAACTGGTAGTTAGACAACAAGGGAGCAAAACAATATGTCCAAGCGATCAGTAGAAGAGCCCGCTGAGGCTCAGATGAACGATGAAGAATTCGTAAATTTTGATAATGTGGATGCGCTGAATGCCTCACTCCAACCAAGAAGGCTGCGATTACCAATCTCATTGCCCGATGGTAGGCAATTTGAGGTTCCCATACAGGTAATGACTATGGCGTACGGTATGGAAGCATCCGACAGGGAACATTACAAGGACGGTGAGGCCAATGACACCACGAAGGCGCGCCGGGTCTATGTGCGGAAAATGAACATGGGACTTCAAGATGGTTGGACGCTTGTCAATGACAAAGATTACAATCTAGTCCAGAAGGGCGAAACAAAAATAGAATCGCAGACGAGATTGCTGCGAGCCCACAAGATACCACTCACCCTCTTGAGTATGCGGGACTACAATAGGTTGCAAGAGGCCATGTTTCCCGGCTCCATGGACAACTCACAAGATATCCGGGACAGCTTGGTTGCAATCCATAACGCGGTTGGCAGAAAGGTATCCATTCCGAACGCCAACGATGATGGCGCGGTACTATTACCCGAAACTGTTTGAAGATATGTCTGGAGAAGAACTGCTTCAGATCGATCTTGAGTGCATGTATGAAGCCAATCGCCGAGAATCTGAAGCCTATGAGAAGCAGAAGAAAGACTCCGATTGGTCTAGCAAGCATCCCGGGGCCGAGCCTTTCCCTGACAACGCAACTATGTGGGAAAGGGCGACCGCCGCAGTAGAGGAAGAGAAGAGAAGAGCTGAGCAGAAAGCGGAGTCGGAAGAAGAAGATTAGTCTTCTTTCTTCTTTTCTTGAGAATAATAAAGCATATTGATAATAACTTTGGTGGTGATTTTTATAGGTGCTGAAGACTTAGCATATCGGGCGACGCTTGACCTAAGCGGATTTCAATCTGGCATTAACAGCATGAAGTCTTCTATAGGAGGTATCGGAAAAGATCTGTCATCCGGTATCGCCACCGGCGCTGGAGATCTTACAAGCCTGGGAAGCAAGCTAGGTTCTCAGCTCTTAGGCGGCCTGAAAGGACAGTTCGGGGCCATAGGCACGGTGGCAGGCTCACTAGGGGGCGTTCTATCTGCTGCAATGACTAGCCCTGTAGCTGCTGCCGGGGCGGCTGTTGTGGCTGTGGGTGCTGTCACAGGAGCGATCACGGCATGTGCTTCAACAGCCGGAGGCTTCCAGAAAACCATGGCGCAGGTCGCATCTGCTACAGGAGAATCCTATTCTAGCCTCGCCAAAGGTATCGAGGATATGACCCGAGGAACCGGCACAAGCATGACAGAAGCCGGAGCTGCGGCCCTTCAGTTATCAGATACATTCAAAAATAATAAAGATATTCTGGATGCACTGCACGGTTCATTACTGCTGTCGAAAGGGGCACACATGGACCTATCCACCGCCATTACAACCACTTCAGGTATATTAACACAATTCAATTTATCAGCCACCGATTCAGACCGGGCCGCTAACGTATTCGTTGCAGGGGCAAAGAACTCGAAAGAATCTGCTGCCCAGTTGGGACAGGCCGTTGAAGCAGTCGGACCTATGGCGAAGAGTCTCGGCATGTCACTGGAAGAGACAACCGCCATGATGATGGCTTTTGGGGACTCCAATATGAAAGGGGCTGAGGCGGGGTCAGCCTTCGCCATGTCGATGAAAGGCCTGTCAAAGGACAACAAAGCAGTAACCGATAGCTTAGGTGCAATGGGGCTCACGTTTGACCAGGTCAATCCTCAGATGCACTCAATGGATGAGATCATCAACACCCTGGCCGGGCACCACATGACCCTGGCAGAGTCGCAAGCTCTGTTTGGTCGAACAGGGACGGCGATGTTTGCAGTCGTTTCGGATGGCACGGGAAAACTCAAAACATATGAGACAGCAGTAACCGGCACTACTGCCGCCGTAGATGCCGCCAAAGTCGCAGGCAATAACTATGAAAGTACAATGAAAAAGTTCGGGGTGGCTGTCGAAACTGCTGAGATAGCATTGGGCAATGTCTTCATCCCGGCCCTGACAAGCACCTTGTCGGTAATGACAGAGCTGACCGTCGAATCTGTCCTTTTCTGCGAACGTTTGGGCGAGATCCCTGCCAAAGTTGCGGAAGCTGGGCAAGGGGCATCCAATTGGCTCTTCAATATGACAGGTGGAGCACTCGGCTACGATGAGATGAAGAAGCTCCAGGGCAACACACAGCCCGCTGCCCTGGATATGGGCAAGATGGTGGGGGATACCTATGCAGATGGTGTCAGCCAGGGTATAGACGCCAAAACAGGAGAGATTGCAGACCAGACCGGCAATGCTCTGGGGGGCACTGCCGCCTTAGCTGCTGCTGCCGATGCCGCGGACAAAGTAGCAAAGGAGTTCACGAAGGTATATGGCAGCCAGTTCGAAGCGGGAATGACTCTGATCAATAACAAGTGGATCAGTAATCAGGATAGCGCCGGATTCGACTCAAGCAACTTCGCAGGCTCCATGAAGATTGGTACCGACTTTACTTACACCTTAGATAAGTGGAACTTGACATTGAAGACGCCAACTGGCGATTACAAGTTTAGCTCAACTGAGGAGATGGAATCCCGGTTTCCAAAGATCATGCAAGACCTGGTAGGACGACCTCTGACGGCATTGGAAAAGGCCACGATGGACCAAGATACGGCCCTCATGATGAAGCTGACCGCTAATGCTGATGTCAAAATAGACCCAATGTTCGACCTAGCACCGGCGCTCAAGGGCATGGATGCCTTCGCACCCGAACTTGAAGACAAATTCAAGTATGTTATGGGTGCGGTTGCCCTCAACACGAAGGCTTACGTTCGGCCACAAATGAAGGATACCGGCGAAGCACTGATAACAGCCCTGGCGGAACCTATCGGCCTTGATGGATGGAGCAAAATAAAGACGCAATTCGACATTCTACAGGCTCAGATGGGTCCGGGAACCGAAAGCATTTTCGGGGATCTCGCCAAGAAATCGACGGATGCTTATAAAGCAAAGCTCTTATCGGGAATAGCCGACGTTGGCACGTTTGTCAAAGAAAGTATGACATCGATAGGAAAGGAAGCGCAAACCGCTTTCTCAGATGGTTACATTTCTGATTCAGAGAAGACGATGCTCCTGGGCCTGCAACCTCAGCTTGATCTTCTAAAGCAGGAATGCCCCGCACAATTCAAAGCCATGGGTGGTGACACCATCCAGGCTATGATAGACGCCTTAAAGGCGGGGGATCTGCCGGGTGCAATGGCGGCAATAGGGAAACTGGCAGGAGAGGGGTTCAAAGAGAATGTCCTAGGTGGCATGTCCGAGACTGTAAAGGGTCTCAAAGATATCATCAATGATCCCTCGCTTTTGAAAAACTCTATTGCCGATCCTATGCGATTTTATACAGGCACCATTAAGCCCGCCCTTGAACAGATGAAAAAGGATGGTGATGCAGCGTTAGCATCCGGTCAGCAGAGTGCGAACCAACTATACAATGAATATGTAGGGCAACTCTACAAAGTGTATAATCTAGTTCCTGGATATGTCCAGAAGGCTATAGACCTATTCGCAACCATAAACCCCGCCACCGGGCAGGGTTACATTTCCTGGCAGCAGATGAATTCAGTTATTGAGCAGGGTAATATTCAACTAGATGCAGCAAATAGTAAGGCGACTCAATTTTCATCAACTCAGCAAATAGGAATGGGTGTCACTCTCAACTATGACGCGGCTTGTAAGTCGCTTAGTACCACCCTGGCCGGGCACTCTGCCCAATATCCAGAACTAAATTCAAAGTTGATGGGATTGAATCAGAAACAGCAGGACGGAACCATCACAACAGAGCAATACAAAGCTCAGGTTATTGATCTTGCCACTAATGCACTTCCTAAAGCCACATCAGCCTCGGACGCATATAGCAAGGGCATGGATGCCATAAGATCCTCTACCGATTCTGCGAAGGGCAGCGTCGTTAGCATGGTCGGAGCACTCGGTTCTCTAATAACCACCCTCAACAGCATCCCAGGCGGTGCTGCAATACCGTCAAACTTTGGCAACTTCTTCGGAACAAACAACGCATCCGCGCCCGCGCAAACGCAGTCTTCCCCAGTCAAATCGAACGCATCTCCTGCTACTATTGTATATGGAAACCCGGGCCCAGGCGGCTCATCTCCGGTAGGCGATTTCCTGAATTCCAAAGGTTCATCCTCTGCTTATTCGGTGCCGTTGGTGTCGTCTTCAAGCACATCAGTATCTCAGGCCGTTCCTGTGGTCATCACAAACCCGTCCAGCAGCCCCATTATTACCAAGAACTATGAGACGTCGCCATACTATTCCTCACAGCTCTGGGGAGGAGATATAGCTCAGCCCACTATCCAGATGAATACAGGCGTCCTGGCTTCCCCTGCCAAATCTCCGGGAGTCCAAGTCAATGAGATCGGTACACCTCCTATCAACCCGTTCACGGATGAGCAATTGCTTTCCGTGAACAAAGAAGCCTTGGTTCAGTTAGGGTTACAGAGCAACGCAAGCCTAAAGATGACGGGAAGCCTGGCCGTGTCCACTACGGCGACCAACACGCAGACAAAGGCTACTGATAACTCGGGCTCATCTGCGAAGCTGGCGGCGTCAGCCAACAATGGGTATTATGATAGCCTGATCGCCCTTTCTGCTCAGGATGGTCGGAATTGTGACGCTATATCTGCCTTCGGCGTGGCCCAAGAAACCTCTATGGGGATGTTCAAGACCTCAAGTATCACATTCACAGATAGTCTGACACCCGCCCAGCGGGCTCTATACAACACCTCTACGAGTTTGGTGAAGTTGACAGCAGACGATGGCAAATATTGTGATGGCATCTCGGCCTTTGGTCTGGCGCAAGAAGGAGCAATGGGCAAAGTGTCCACTTCCTTCATAGGCACCACGGCTGCCTACAATGCATTCCATAACGCCGCTGATGGCACCACACCTGCAGTAACTCAGTTAGGAAGCAGCACTGAGAAGACAGGAGTTACCGTTGGTGGACTCGACAAGAATGTCGTTCAACTCGGGTCTTCCGCCGATCATGGCACGATAGCCATAGGAAGTTTGTCGAGGGTAATCACCGAGATTGACCCC